ACCATAGTGTTGGTAATACGATATGGGACTGGTTGTCTTTTTCGTCGCCGCCGGACATTGGCTTTGTCCGTAGTGCTGATAGTATGTCTGCCCGGAGACGGCCGGCACATACTGACGCGATGAACAACCTGTCCCATACTGCCCATAAAGCGACTTGAAGCAATCCGTAAAGCAACCAGCATGGGCCGCATTCGGATGCGAAAGCCACAGCGCGGGCAAAGCTGACGTGACGCTGCGGCACTGGTAAAAGGCGTAGCTGAAATCCACGATGTTCGGCGCGTCGAGGGTTGCGGGCAGCGTCGCCAGCGCCGTACAGCCCCGGAACGTATGTGCCAGCGACACCAGTGAACGCGAGTTGATCTCGTCCACGGACGTGACCAACGTCTTGCCCGCACTGCTCACCGTCGAATTCCAAAATCCACCGAGCACGCCGTGAATCGTAATCTGCCGGGGAGTCGTGTCCGCATAGGTGTGCGAAACGCTTGTGGCGCTGACGATCTGCGCCGACCGCTCGCCGTCGCCCCAGTCGATAAAGCAGTTGCACGGAGCCGTGAGGTTTTCCAGCGTCACGGTTTTTGCCGATGCCGTCGGCGTCACCGTGAACCGAATGACGTCAGGGTTCGCCTGCGGAAGAAGCCATCTTAAAGACATGGTTCACCCCTATTGCACGTTTGATGTGACAAGCAACCCTGTCCACTCACCTTCGGCATGGTAAAACGCGATGTAGTCCGCGCCGGATTCAGACAACACCGGAGCTATACCATTTCCCCAGCGCGGAGCCATGCCCCACGTTACAGCGTAGGCCCCGCCATTCGTCAGTCGCAAAAGTACGGTCACGGTCCCGCCTGCCGGGACATTGGCAAACGCCAGCGTGGTTGCGCCGCCCACGGTGGCGATTACGGACAGCCCGGCAGACAGGTCAATGGTCACGGCCCCGGAGATTGTACCGAGGTCTTGGGACTTCTCGGAGACAGGGCCGAGGGATGTTATATGCTTGTACTCCCCGCCTCCGGTCAAAAAGCTTTCATGCTGCCCGGCGGCTGCGGGCGGAACAAGGCCGCTGGTTCCGGAGGTAGATGCCGTCGCGCCCTGCATCTCGGGTACGGAGATGATGCCGTTTGTATTACGGATTCCGTCTCCGATCTTATTCCCGGTAAGTACTTGATTCCATATTTCCCATGTAGTTCCGCCAGATATGGATGTTCTCCAGTATATGCCATTTCCGGATACCATAATCTGAAAAAGGCGATTGCCGTTGCCCTGCATTCCTGAGACAAAAAGCGATCCTATTGATGCTCCGGATATTCCGATCGGGCCATTTTTGGGATTACCTGTCGTTCTGTAAAAACCAGGTACAGTCAACATGTTGAAATCTAAATCGGCAAGCTGCCTTGCATCCCCAACCTGCCCCCGCGCGCTCGCCAGATCCCCGAGATCCCCCCCAATCGCCACGTCCTTCGCGGTGATCACGCCGCCCGCGTCGGCCTGCGTGGTCTTTCCGTCGACCTTCGCCAGCCCCGCGTGGTTTTCCGCCGCATACCCGACATTGGCGATGTCCTGTGCCTCGTCGCGGGCAGCTTCCGCAGCAGCTTTGGCGGCTTGTGCTACAGTTGCGGAGTTGGCCGCCGTTTCCGCCGAGGCAAGGGCGCTTGTCTCGCTATCCTTTGCTGCCGTGGCGCTGTCAGACGCTTCCCCGGCCTTGGTCGTTGCCGTACTTGCGCTGGTGGCCGCAGCGTTTTTGGATGCAAGCGCAGAACTGGCACTTGTTGCCGCTTCACCGGCTTTGGTGGCCGCAGTAGAGGCGCTGGCGGCCGCCGCCGTTTTTGAAGACAGGGCGGAATCGGCTCGTATTTTGGTCAGATGGCTTTCCATCTCCGTAGAAAACCCCATGTCCACGGCAACCAGCGTTCCGGCAAGTTGAGGCGCGGGTTCGCCGCCTACGGTCACGGTCGTCGTTCCGTCCGCAAGCGTTGCGGAGGCCACATGCCCCTTGAACAGCGTACCGTCTGAGGCCGTGATGCGGAGCCGACGCCCTTCCTGCATTTCTCCAGTCCAGTCCCCGGAAAGGGAGAAAGACGAGGCGGATACAAGCGTCGGGGCAAGGGCATCACCTGCCGCCGTCTTCACCCTTTGCCACCAGTCCCCGGCCATATCAGCCCACGTCGCCATGCTCATGCGAAGCTGTACGCGGTCGCCGGTGTTCCAGCCCCGTGCCGTGGTTCCCTCGGCTCCGCGCACGACGGTCAGCGTTGCCGTTTTCGCATCGGTTCCCGTCACCTTGACGAACTCAAGGTTCCCCTGACTGTCGGCAAGGGCGCAGTAAAAGTGGTCACCGGGCACGGTAAGAGCCGGGAAACGCCCGATGTCTTCGGGGATGACCGTCAGGGTCGTATCCGCACCGTTGACCGGATAGGCCAGCATGGATTGGGCGTTGTTCTTGAGCTGAATCATCGTTCCACCTCGAAAAGGATCACCCCGCAGTCCGCAGGGAGTCGTGCAAAAGTGAGTTCCTGGCCAATCCCGCCGACAAGACGATGGGCCTCGGCAACGGACGCGGCCATCCCGACGCCTGCCGAAGGATGGAGCGGCACCAGCCTGACGGAATGAAGTTCAACCAGAGCTTGAGCTTTTCCGACGACGGAAAGCCCCCATGTCCCGGAAAGCCTTCCATCCGCCAGCGCCCCGGCAACGGCTGAAACCGGAAGCGACGCCAGCAACGACACAAGAGCCTGCGCCGTGGTTCCGCCATTGGCCCGAGCGTTGGCCTGGCACAGGCGGACAAGGCGAGAGTCCTGCACGGACTGTATCCGGGCATCAAGCGCGTGCTGCACGATGCGGCACAGGGCACCACGGAGTTCCGCCCTGCCCATGACCGTGATCGGCACGAACCATGCCTTCGCCATGCCTGAAACGTCGGCACGCAGCTGCGGACACCGCTGGAGAAGGCCGGAGGCAATACCCTCCCCCGTGCCGTCAGCCGCGTACTGGACAATGCGGCGCAGGCCGGAAACCTCCACGGCAACCGCCGTTGCATCGGCGCCAAACTGGCCAACCCGCCTGAAAACGGCGGCATCCGTGGCTGTCCCCTCGGATCTGCCGGTCACGGAAACAAGATGGACAAACCGGCCCGCTCCGCCGGAACATCCTCCAGAAACGGCGGCGAATTGCGGGCACCGCCGCATCATTGCCGAAGAACGGCACTCCGAGGCAACGCCGGAAGACGCCTGTGCAAGACGCTGAAGTCCTGAACCGGCTTCCGATGAACAGGACGCGGCTGAGGCGGCATCCACCCACAGGGGATCGCCGCCAAAGGCCACCTGTCCGCACAGTTCCGTCCCGACGCCTGGCATCAGTATTCCGTAATGGTCAGTTCGCCCGCGTTTACCCGGCAGGCGTCACCGTTCAGGATTGTCCGCGCCGTTTCAAACGCGCCGTGATAGAGCGGGTTGCCTCCCGTTTGCTGGTCGAAGATGGCCCATCCCGTAATCGCTCCCCAATCCTCAAGAGCAGTGGGAAATTCGCAGACGGCATTGCTGACGATGGTTCCAAGTTCCGTTGCCGGGGAAAAGGCAATCCGTGTGCGCTGGTAGCCGCCCGCCGAAATCTCGGCGGAGGCGTTCACGCCGTCGCCGGGGTCAGCCGGATACAGGGCGAGATACACCGCCGTGGGCATCGGGAAATGCTCCACCGCCAGAACGTGATTGAGTATCTTTCTTGCCAGCGAATAGGACTTCGCGCTTTCGGTTGGCATGGCTTACCTCAATAATGATTGGAAGTTGAAGAAGATGGTTGCGCCTGCCGCCCCTCCCTGATCCTCGCGGATACGGGCACGAGCCACGGCACGCTTGAATTCCTTCCCGAAAATCTGGTTGGACAAGGCGGGATTCGACCACGCCTGACCAAAAGTGTTGGTCAGTTCAGTCAGCGCACCCCATTTGATGGCCTCGCCATAATCGTGCAGCAGGAAATCCGGGCAGGTCGGCGCGTCATGGGCCGGAGCGAGGTCGGCGACGACAAGGAGCTTTCCCGTGCTTCGCGGCACAGGCCACAGCACGACGACGCCGGGCTGTTCCTCTCGCCAGATTTCGGGATTTCCCGACGTCTCGTCGCCATACGGCCAGTCGGAACGCTGCACGCAGCGCAGGGGAACGCCGTCAAGCCGCAGGCTCCGCACCCCGACGACGCGCGCCGGAACGTCCCGCCCGAACTGAAAGACGTACCTGTTCAGGCCGGAGGCAACATCCGCTTCCCTGGAAGTCCATCCCCAGACGCGGGCCTTCTCGCACAGCTGCACGGCGGCGTTCCGGGCGGCGTCCATGATGGCGGAGGACGGCGCACCCTTGGCGCTCGGCGCGATCAGGTCAATGAAGTCCGACCACGGTATCAGACGCATGGTTCCCTACCTTGCCGCCAGCGCGACCTGACTCCCGGTCTGGGAAGTGATGAGGTTGATGGGGCTGGTCATCAGCCGGGCCTGCGCTTCCTGCCCGAGAAGCGAGAAGAAGCGTTGCAGGTGCAGGGCCGCCCGCCCCTGAAAGTCCACCGAGGCATCGTTCCGGGCATAGGCGCGGTACAGGGCGTATTCCCTGACCGGTTCGGAAAAGACGGGCAGAATAGAGAGCTTCCCTTCCGAAGAAAGGATCTCGTCCGGCTCCGCGCTGTACTTGATTTCAACCCAGACATTCGCGCCCGGAGCCGGGGACACCCAGAACACCGTTGGCGTCACCTCGTCCGGCGCATAGTCGTAGATTTCCGACGACGGCGCGGCCCGATGCCAGTTGGCGGACACAAGGTTGAGCGCTTCCAGCGAAGCCACCCGCACCGCCCTTCCCGGCGTCTTGCCGTCCGGCCCTATGTTGCGGATCAGCCCAAGAAAGCGCACGCCGCCTTCCGGCAACGTCTGGCGCGTCGAACCCTCGTCGAGCCTGACGGATTCCACCACGGCGTTGGCATCGGGGCGGCACAGAACAACGGCCCGCTGCGCGTCTGAAATGAATTGCAGCAGCATGGGCAGCGTGTACCGTATGCCGCTCGGGTCATGCAGGTCGTTACGCAGCCGATCCAGCAGCTTCGGGACTTCCATTCTGCTTCTCCCTGGGCTTGGAGACGATGCCGAGCACGGTATACGGATACCGCTTGACCTGAATCGGTTCGAGCAGCCCGCCGTTGTCGTTGGGCGGATACTTGAGTTCAAAGGCGTTGTCGAAGCAGCCGCGAAGCACGCTCACGTCGATGACCACTTCCTTCTCGCGGGGTATCACCCCGGCGCGTCCGTTCAGCGAATATTTCACCGGGCCTTCGTTATCTGACGAGCTGTGGAAGACCACGCGCACCTTGCCCTTCTCGGGCAGCAATTCATTCTTTTCCATTGGAACTCCAGAAAGTGGGGGAGGAAACCTCCCCCGCAGGGGTTATTCGAGAACGGCCGTTTCCACCCGGGAAATCCAGAGGTCGTTGAGAATGCAGACGGCGTGATAGCCCTTCCAGCCGACGTGCCCGCGCTGGGCCAGCTTGTCCACGCTGTCCGCCTTCGGCGCATGGACGATCATCTCGATGGAGTTGGCTCCCTTGAAGTTGACCAGCCCGTAGGCATCCTTGCCGAGAATCAGGATGGGGTACACGTCGGCCTTGCCGCCCGTAGCCTGCACCCCCGCGTCCGCCGCGGCCCCTTCGCCGTCGTACTTGGGCGCCAGCGTGGTCAGGATGTAGCGCACGGCCTCGACCTTGCCGATTTCGTTCGGAGACGGCGTTTCCGAGCCGTACTTTTCGGCGGGTACAAAGCCGTCCATGTTGCGGATGGTGCTTTCAAGGTCGGTATGGGCAATGGCGACATAGGAGGCCGCAATGGGTTCCGTGCCCCAGTCGGGAGTGCTCTTCACCTTGCGGGTAAGCTGCTTGGCCCGCTGGCGGCGCAGGGAGGCAACCACGCGCCGCTGATCCGCGACCGTCCACACCGTCTTGACAGTATTCCGCGCGGCCCCGCCGCCGACGTAGTAGACGTTGGTGCCGCCGCACAGCGCACCAAAACGGACGACTTCCATCATTTCCGCCGCCTGTTCGCCGAGCACGTCGGCGGATTCGGACATGATCCGGTCTTCGTTGGTTTCGATGAGCTTGTCGCTCATTTCGATGAAGTCGCCGTACTGCTTGAGCGGAACCTTGTAGTCGGTGTAGGTCATCGTGTTCCCCGAGGGGGTCACGCCTTCCGTCAGCTCCTTCGGCGTATTCGAAAGGGCCTCGTACCGCCTGAACTTCGCCACGTCCGTGCTGTTCGCAGGAATGACATACGGCTGGCCGTATTGCTCCAGGATGATGTTTTCCTGCATCCGCTTGAGCAGGGGGTACTTGTAGTAGGAATCCCCCTTGTAGCCGATTTTGCCCGAGGGCTGCGTGGCCCCCATCGGCGCTGTCGTCATAACCGCCATAACATGCTCCTCGTGTTAAAGGTTAACCCCAACGCCGCTTGGCATCGCCCCAGCCGCTGTCCTCTGACGCCTGCGCCTGTGCCGCCGGAGCCTGCGCGCCCCGTGACGGCACGGCGGCCATGTTCCGGGCGATTTCACGCCGCTGATCCTGCGTCGGCTGCCCGGCCTGCGCCGCCTGCATGTCCGCCTTCCAGCGTGCGAGCAGCCCGCAGGTTCCCTGCGCGTCCCCGGCGCGTTCCAGCGTTTCCAGCAAGGCCCTGCCCTCTTCATAGGGCTTGGTCTTCGCCCAGTTCCGCAGCTCTTCGACCAGCCTGCCGCCATACCCGTTCTTGATGGCCCTGACGACATCGGGGTGTTCCTGTTCCACAGCCCCCCAATACTGCTGCACCTGCACGGCGGCTGTGTACTGCCCGGCATCCTGTGCGGCACGCTGGCTGGCCTGTGCCGCCCGCCGGGACTCACCGATCGGAATGGCATGGGCTGCGGCCTCCTCTGCGCCGTATTCGCCCAGCTTCTTGCGGATGAGACGCCCGGCGGCGGAATCTTCCGTCAGCAAATCGGCAAGCTCGGGATACTGTTCGGCAAAGACTTTCGCCTCGGCTTTCATCTCATCGGGAATCGGCACCCCGGCCTTGCGTTCCTGCGGCGGTTCAGGCTGTTGCGGCTGCGCCTGCTGCTGAACCTGACGCTGCTCCAGCTGCCGGCGCATGGCCTCCTTTTCCGCTTCCGCCGCCCGGTAGCGCGCCTCCCAGTCAACGGGCTGTTCCGGTTCCGGCTGCTGGGCAGGCTCTCCTTCGACGGGCTGTTCCGGCAGCTCAGGATCGGCCTGCGGCTCCGTCACGACAGGCGCGGCCTGTGCCTCCCCGTCAAAACGGTCCCGTGCCGCATCCCAGCCGTCGGTTTCCCGCTGTTCAACGTCCTGTATCTCGTGCTGATGCTCTTCCATGTCCTTCTCGCTGGTTAGAACAGTTTCAAAAGGTTGCGGCATTCTTCAATGCGCCCCTGTACCCGTGCGACAGATTCAGCGTCGGCCTTCTCAAGCTGGTTACGAAGCTCCTCGATGCGAAGCTCAAGCAGCTCAATGAAGGGTCCGGCGTTCTCCCCAATGCGGCGCAGAGCCTCGGCCTTGCGTGCGCGGGCCTCTTCCACCGTCATCACATGGCCCCCTGCGGCATCATGGCCTGCGGCTGTCCCTGCACAGGCTGTCCCGGCGGCATCGGAGCCTGTTGTCCGGCTGCGGCCTGTTGCTGTATGCCCTGCCCCGCCATCTGCATGAGGACAGCCATGACCTGATTCGGATCGGCCCCGCGCTTCTCCATCTCCTGCACCGAGGCCGTCACCTGCGCCTGTGCCTGCGCAAGGGCCTGCTGCTGCATTTCCTGCAACTGGTGTTGCTGGAACTCGGTTTCCGTCCTCAGAATCTTGTCCGGCAGATTGAACATCTTGAAGAGTTCGCTGATGAACAGGTCGTCCTTCACCCGTCCGAGGAAGCGCGGAGAGTTCGTGATCTGGAAAATCTGGAGCATCTTCTGCGATTCGGCTTCCTTCACAAGCAACGACGAGGAACCCGTCGCCACCACGTCGAAATCGCCCTTCACGGCGGGATCAGGGTTCAGCACCATGTTCCACGAGTACATGGCGGCGATGAACGGCGAGGTCACGCCGTCGTCGAAATTCCGCACAAGATCCTGAATGGTCAGGTTGGCGGCGTTCATGAGCATGGACAGGCCGCTCGCCGTATCCCCGGCCCCGGTCACGCCGGAGTTGTCGCCTGACAGATACCGGGGCACGCTCACTTCATCCGCGATCTGTGACAGCAGGGTGTAGAGCTGGAGGATCTGATTGCTGGATGTTGGAATCGTCCAGACCATCATGGCCTCGCGCATGTCCTGCGAGTCCTCGAAGGCCCAGACCTTTCCCGGATAGACGGTGAGATCGGTATTGGCGGACAACGCCCCGTAATTGAGCGCAATCTGCGGGATGGACGAAATGGCGGCGTTGTCCAGCGCCATCCTGATGGCGGCATTGATCGCCGACTGGAGGTCGCGCAGTATCCACGCCATGCCATCGCCCCACACTGACGATTCGTCCTTGTGATAGTGCATGACGTAGAACGGAATCCCCATGCCTGCGATGGGCACGGGCGTAATCTTGATGATGCGGTCGCCCAGTATCCAGACATTGGCGTCCAGCACGCGGGCATCGTCAATGCCGAGGTCAATCCCGGCCTTGCGAAGCTCCCCGGCCTGCACCTGCCCCCACCGTTCATAAATGCGGTAACGTCCCTTCGGACGCTGGGCCTCGGTGCTTCCGGCGTCGCCGCCGAGCGTCCGCAGGTCGGTTTCCCACCAGTAGGGCTGCACGTCGCCTTCCGGGTGCTCCCGGACGTATGAACGGATAGCCTCGGTGTCGAACAGGGGTTCGCCGGACAGACGTTCCGACAGCTCCTTGGCGGTCATCGTATGCACATGCCAGACATAGCGCATCTGGCGCGGATCTGACGTGCCTTGATCGAGATAGACATCCCAGATACTGGCCGATTCAAAGTACGGACGGATTTCGTCCGCGCTGCCGTCTTCGATGGGGAACATCCCCCACGTGTTGGTGGACTCGTCGAACCCGAGACGACGGCCTTTCCTGATTTCAGCCAGCGGCCCCTTGAGAAGCCCGGTACCGTACAACAACGCCTGAAACATGACGTCCCGGCAGCACGCCCGGTAGTTCTTCCGGCCCTGCATGTCCGAGAGCTGGTCGTTGATCGCCGTGTCCATCGCATCGGCGCGCTCCTGCGCGACCTCCTGCGGCGAACGCGGCTGTCTGCCCTCCTGCATGGCCTGCTGCGCTTCCATCGCCATGACCTGCTGATCCATGCTCGGCATGGGCGTGGGCACGATGCTCCAGTTCCGCTCGCCGGACGCCGGAAAGAGCAGGCTCATCATCCGCGCCGTGGTCGCGTCTATTTTCTGCTTTGTGATGCCGACAAAGATCTTTGAACGTCCGTTCTTGATGTTCGCCAATTCCTCGGGTTCATAGATGCCACGGTACTGGCGCATGGCCGATACCCAGTGCTGTTCCTGCAACAACCGGTCGCTGCGGCACGTATCGAACTCGGAAAGAAGCTGCGCCGCCAGCGCCAGCAACGGCCCGTCGGACGGCGGAGGCGGAACCTCATCGCGAAGAAGACCTGTCGGCGGCTCCATGAGGACGGGCGGAGCGGCAGGTGCCGCCATATCATGATCAAAAGGCTCGTCGTACATGCCCATCATCGGCTATCCTTGTGGCGGCAATCAGCGCATGACAACATCTGCTGCTGGATGGCTTCGCGGTGCGTCCGGCACATCTCCTTGGTGACGTATTCGCGCTGGTCCGTGCGGAGCTGCCGGATTTCTCCCCAGATCAGCCTGAGTATCCAGCCGACGACGGCAATCGCTACCGGGGTCACTACTTCGAGAAAAGATTTCCATTCCGGCGTCATCGTGCCTCCTCCACGTCATGAATCCATTGGGCCAGCGCCGCGGCGTCCCGTTCGTCGATCCACCATCCCCGCGTACCGTCAAGCACCACGATCTTCTGGCTTTCGAGAATCGGCGTAGACGGTATCAAGCTGGTCCTTCCCGAGCTGGTTGCCGAGCACCCCAAGAGCGTCAGCCCCAAGAGAAGCCCGGAAAGCAGCGGCGCGGCCCGCGTCCAGCGCGTCGAGCGCCCGGACGCCGAGTTGCAGGAGACAGACGAGCGCCCGCGCCCAGACATCGCTACTCACCACCGTTCTTCTTGCGGTTCTTCCACGCTGATACGGCGGACACCACGGAGCCGCCGACAACGGCAAGAGCGGAAAGCCCGTTGATGATAACGGTCTGCGTATCAGCGGAAACGTCGATGCCGAAAATGCCGAGCAACCCGGCGCAGGCGGTCACGATGCCGCCCCAGAACGTCTTGGTCATCTGGAAACTCCTTGTTTCAAGGTTGTGAGATTGAGGGCCTGTACAAGGCAACGGGATACCCGCCGCGTCCAGCCAAGGCCGTAGACGCCCCAGCCCTTGCGCGAGGCGTAGTACATCTGACGCTGGGCAGCGAGTTCGGGCAGGAGCTTTGCGGGGTCAACGACACGGGCGGCGGCAAGCGTCTTGGGGCCGACCTTCCCGTCAATGGCGACACCCATACCGAGCGCGTACAGGGCCTTTTGCAACAGACGCGAGGCTGCGCCGGGACCGGGGTTGAAACAGCAGTCAACGTAGTAAAACGCGATGGCGGGCGGCAGCTCGTCGCCGTGGTTCGGCTTCCAATATTTCTGCGTGAAGATCCGCCTGGCGTCCTCACGCGACAGGAGCTTCACGTCCTCGGCATTGATGATGCCGTCGCCGTTCTTGTCGGGAATGGTGGCGCGGTTGGCGTTGAGAGCGATGCCGTACTTCGTCGGCCCGCCGGGGTCGCGCGGATCATCGGTGTAGAGGGCGTTCCCCTCTTCACCCATGCAGTAGTCGAAAGCAAAATCAATGAGGCCGGACACGGCACACTCCTTTTTCCGAGGAGCATACCACCGGAGGCCGGGGAAACAGCAAGGGGTCAAAAGTTCCTTTTTCCCCCGTTTTCCCCCTTTTTACCCCAAAACGAAAAAGCCCCCGATCCGTGAGGATGGGGGGCATGAACACAAGGGAAAGGTCAGGGACTAGAAGCCAAGCCAGCCGAAGCCCTTGGCCATGATAGCGGCAAGGGCGACCCACCCGCCTATCTGCCACTTGAGCAGGCGGAGTTCCATATCCTTAATTTCTTTCTGGAGGCGCAATTCCGTTTCGCGCAGATCGCCCTTGGTGGCAACCGCGTTTTTCTGGTTTTCGTCGTACTTTTCCAGCGTTTCTATGATAGCCCGGGCGGCTTCCTCGCCTAGGGCCTTCTCAAGTCTCTTTCCATCGTCGAACAGCAGCATGGGGGCTTCCCTCCGTTGGGTGCAGGATACAGGATCATGTTCCCAATGCCAATGGGAATCAGCGTGCGCTCATGGCGCGGGCGTATTCCAGCAGGAGCACGGCGGGATTCTTCTCGTCCGGTAGGCTGTCGCCGATGGAACTCAGGGCCGCCAGCATCTTCTCGGTGAAGTACCTGTCCCACTGCGCCCCGATGCGGACGCCGGAGAAGGGGCGGTCGGGGGCCACCTTGTAGACGCGGCGTTCCAGCGCGGTGAAGACGGGGATGCTCAGGGTAATCAGCTCGTTGCACAAACGCCCGAAGGTGCGGGAATACTGTTGCTGGACCTCCCGGATTTCGGCGGCAAGTGCCAGTATGCGGGCTTCGTCGAAACGCGGGGCTGCGGGCAGGGCTGGACGGCTGCGCTTGGCGAGTTCGGCCTCCATGCGGTTGAAGGCTTCGATGTAGGCGAGCTTGAGCGCGAGGGCCTTCTTCCCGGTGTAGCCCATGACGAGGAGCATGAAGCCGTCCTTTTTGATAATGTACATGGGACGCGACTTAGCCTGCTCGTCAAGGTAAGATGCCAATCCAAAATTGGATTGGTTAAAATTGTCAGATAGTTGTTCGATAAGATCCTTAATCGAACGCATGACATGAAAATGCGTCTTCCCGAAGAACTTTGCGACTTCAAGGGAGGTGGTAGCGGGACGTCCATCGTGGAGAGAAACGGAAGGGACGGGATCGGAGAGAAGAAGGGCCTGACTCATATGAGCCTCCAGTTATTTAGTAGTATGGCTTTGGATATGAGAAAAGCCGGGTCTCAACTACGCTAACTGGAGCGCTGCTCTTATTCCCCGTGAGGGTATTGTATTAGGAGCTATCAACCCGGCAAAATATGCATGGATAGATGAGCATTGCAGCCCAAAAAGAAACCCAGCAAAAAGCCGGGCAGGGACGCGCGTAATTTTTGGAGTCAGCGGCGCGGACACTGCCAGTTAAGTAGTAAAATTAGTGTCATTGAAAACGCGTAAAAAGTCAAGAAAAAGCCCCGCACGAGGCGGGGCCAAGAAGAAATTACAGATTAGTATCTGCTGGAATAATGGCTTTGATGACTTCCGTGGCTCCCATGACTTCCGTGGCTACGGTGGCTATAGTGCGCCGCAATCAAACCACTACCGTTGTGTCCTTCAATCAGATCAGAAAAATACAGCTTTCCCGAGTCGGACGTGGTCAACGCACTGTCGTTTGTGATGGATGAGGTCGCCTGTGCTTCGGACTTGTTGAGCCCGAGACCGGATGCGACAAAACTGGCAAATAGGAACAGTAAGTAAACAGCCTTTCTCATACTTCCTCCCGTATAGGTTGTATATGTTCAAGCGGCAGTGAGACGGATGTGCTGAAAAATCCTGCACAGTCCTCCTGCCGAGTACATTCCGAACATTGTTGTACATATCGGTTTTTCCATGTTGAAATGGATTGCCGGGCAAAGGGGCGGATACGCGGGGTACAGAGGCAAAGAGGAATATTATAAACAGAAACAGGAAGCCCACGGCGATGCATATAGAGTACGGCTAAAGCGAGTTCTTCCTTGTATTCATGGGGGGATACGGCAATACGTTCCTTATTCGCTGCGGCATATCCACAAAGTTCCAGCCCCATCAAGGCATAGTGGGAGCAGAAGGGAAAATAGCTGTAGACGTGCTCAGCAAAATGGAGCAATCGCTTGTAATTGAGCTTTGTTATGACATGGCGAATTTCTATATATGCGCCGCATTGTGCCAAATTGTAGATACCGAGTTGCGTTTTATCGAAACTTCCTTTTTTCCCGACAAGTTCATCGTGGATTTGATCTATTTCGGAATGGAGCGAAACGCAAAACAAAGTATTTGCCGATGCAGCATGGGCTGCATCACGAGCAAATGTCATATCTGAAAATGTTTTACCGTTTGTCAGAATGTTGATGACGGATTCTGGGTGTTCCTTCGTGCATCGGTATAATAGACGGATAAAGTTATCTTTGAGAAGTGTTGGTTCTCCACCAGTGATACAGATATGAGGGACATGCTTGCCATGAAGCAAATCCAGTATATTTTCCGCTTGTTGCAGGAGCTCGGGAGCATGCTTCTGAGGAGGCTGCGGGCACATGAGGCAATTGCAGTTACAGGCTTCAGTAAGCATGAGTGAATTTTGCAGAGAATCTTTTTCCCAAAGGACGATAGCAGTGCCGCTGTCGTTGAGGCAAACAATATCGCCTTCTTTGACTTGATCCAAGTCATCGGCATGCCAGAGTGTGTCGGGATGTAGAAACGTTCCTTTTTCTCCATTGGTAATGCACCCCGCGTATCCTAGGCAGCCCATGTCCAAGTGCGGAGTAACCAGAATGGCTTTGCTCCGGGCATAGAACGGTCTTCTTGTCGTTACTGCCTCACCGATGATGGGAGCAAAAGCTCCTGATGCCTGTCCGTTAATTGTGCGCATGTCGTGCCACCAGTGCCGGATTTCGGGTTATCCAGCTCCAAATAATGGAATCTTCATCATCACTGCTGTTTCTCAATAATTCAAAGAGTCCTGTAAAAAGTGTTTTGTGTTTGATACAAAACGGAGAATTTTCCATGTTTCTCAGTTCATCACCGGTTTCCAGGTAGTTCCGAACAGGGTCAGTGCCACAATAAGCCTGATAGACACACCATGCACAGGAAGGAGTCGTTTCGACACAGGCCGTAGCAGTCATTTGTTTCAGTTTCGGACCTGCAAAAATTTCCTGATATGAGTCGTGTAGAACATTGCCCAGACAGAAATGCCTGTCCCCCATGCGCGCCAGCATTCTTGCCTCATCGGAAGGAAAAACAGAACCGTCAAAGTCATAAATGACGCCGCTGATGCCCGCACCTGAAGGGGACTGGAGATCCACGAAACCTGTAGAGAACGGTGTCAGGATTCTAGACAGGAGGAGTGTAGCGAAATGTTCAGGGAAAAAGACGGATTTGTTTTTTTCCAGAATATATTGGAGAGCCCGAAGATACTGGCTTGTAAAGGCGGCCATGCTGTAACCTAGCGTGTTGGCCTGTTCTGCGGCAAAACCATAGGGATTCAGAGAGCGGATAAAGATACCACTCATACCTTGGCGGATATACTCGTCAATGACTTCTTCGAGTCGATGAAGGGAAAAAGCCGTCGTCGTCATCAGCGCGTCTACGCCGTCATGACCAAGAATACGGCGGGAGGTATCCAGCCTTTCAAGAAAGCGGTCGTATGAGCTACCACCGGTTCTCACTATTCGGCATTTATCATGAATTGTTTTCGGGCCATCCAGTGAAGTGGAAACCGATATATTGTGATCTCGGCAGAACAACAGCTGCTCTTCCGTGATGCCAATCAAATTTGTACAAATGACGAAACTGACATTCTTATTTAAGAGAGCGGCCTTCTTTTCAGCATAGGTTACTGTTGCCGTGATGACATTCCAGTTGAGAAGTGGTTCTCCGCCTTGAAATTCGATTTTAGGGTGCTTGGTAGGAGATTCAAAAATCATATCGACGATTTTTTCCGCCACATCAACAGGCATATCGTACTTGTAGGCATCCTGTTCAGCACACGAAACCTGGCAATACTCACAGCGTTGGTTACAGCGTAACGTGATGACCATCATGTGAAGTGAAGTAAACTCACGGAGAAATGACTTTCGTGATCTGTATTTTGCGGCTATTTTTTGTAATGCCACCTCAGGATCATCTTGAGCGACGAAAAGCTTTCCCTTCAGATTCAGAAAATCCTCTGAAGATTCATCAAACTCGTGCCTGACGAGTGAATCAAAGCGATTTTCCTCCAAAAAAAGGAATTCGCCACACTCATTGACCATTAGGACATCATGTTCAGGAAACCTTGCAAACTGAAAAGGCAACATCTGATACATGCTATTTGCTCACAGGTGAAAAGGCGTATTCAATAATAATATTGCGCAACTGCCCAAACTCTTTTTGTAAATCTATGCGAATTTGTTGATCTATGAGATCATTCATAAATTGCTTGAGGAGATCCTCGCTGAGGCTGGAATGGGCTTTTGCTGAGATGGTGATTTCGACATCAAACTCCCCAACAGGCTGAACAGAGACAAAATACTGCTCGCTATATTTGCCGGAAACGGTGAGGACGGAATCCCTTTCAAAGAATTTTTTACTGGCAAGGATAGTTCCTTTCATACCGTCTTCACCAAGTTGAAAGGGAACCTGTTGTTTTTCCATGTAATCATTCTCCTAGAGAGATTTGTTTTATGCACAACAATCTGTAAGTTTTTAAATACTCGTTATTCTATATTTTGAAAAGTTCAAAGAACAGCGCGTATGAAAAAAGGCCACCCGAAGGCGGCCTGTATTTTGCATCAATCCTTTTTCCAAAACTTCCACCAGCTCCGGGGAGGGCGGTTTTCCTCTTCTCCCGGGAGGTTCTTCAAGGAAAACAGCGGGGCGTATTTCGTCATATCCCGATGCGCCGCCAGCGGCTGGAGGGATTCCTTGGCTATGCGGCACTCGGTGATGACATCATTCAGGGCGGAACGGATTCCACGGGCATGGTGAGGGGCAATCACCTTTGACTCTACAAGAATCCGTTGCACATCGCCAAGCGCGACGCTGGCACGGGCCACGGACGTCAATACTTCCGCCCGGCTTTGGGCCGGAGGGACAGACTCTTCCTCTGATTCGACTTGGGCTTCCAACCATTGGAGAAGAATCGTATTTCCGAGCACTGCGCACAGCCGGGGGAGCATTTCGAGCCCCGGGAGATAGCTGTCCCCTGACTTGAGGTAACGCTTGATCACCGACGGGGAGACATTCAGCCGCTCGGCAATTTCATCGGTCGTAAGGGCGCTTTCATCCTTCGCAAGTTGAAACGCTTCCGTTCCGGTCATGTTCTTCAAATCCGCCATGTGGTCTTTTTCCTCAAAAGGATACGCTGATTGTCTTCCGTAAAGGCTATATTCACTCCGTGATAACGCCATATGTATAAGGAGGCAATCATGAGCTTGAGCAAGGAAGAACTCGTGCTGACCGCATGTTTTCTCAAGAGTACGGATATGTCGATTTCCATTGAGGATGCACTGGGCGATGTGAAGCAAATCTCCACGAGCCTCCCCGAGTCGTTTGACCCTGCTCATAGCCGTCTGCTGGCAAAGGCCGCATGTATCCTGCTTGCGTCGAACCGCCTGTCCCCGGGAGACGCGATAGCTGAAGCTCAGAAAGTTATAACCCTTGCCGGACTCTGATACTTTCCTGTATCATTGGCATAACGCTCCTCCTTTTCTCTTTGTTTTTAACACATTGAAATGGAGGATTTTTCTTTGAAGACAATCGGTGAATACCGCGCTCGTTACCCACAGCTTCGAGAATTGACGGACTATCAGCTTACCCGTGCCGTCTATGACACGACGGCCCCGGACATGCCGCTGGAGGATTTTGCGAAAGCGTTCGGAGGGGTGACGGAAGAAGACCCCGAAGAAGTCAGGATTCAGGAGTATAACCTTTCCCATCCCGACGATACCATCCGCCGGGAGGACATGGGGAAGGCGAGCCTTCTCTCCGACACTGGTCATGGCATCGCTGCGGGCATCAACGAGCTTGCGGCAATCCCTTTCTGGCTTGCGGAGGAGGCGGGCATTGAGTCCGCGGGCAAGGCCAAAGACTATTTTCTGAAAAGCGCCGAGGAGAAGCGCAAGGGCTATTCCCCGGAAATGAAGTTGGCTCGGGCAGAGGAGTTCTTCACGGAGGAGCCCGACGGTTCCTATGGTTTTGGCGGGGCATGGACGTCTCCCCGGAAGATTTTGGGAAGCGTCGCTGAATCCGCGCCCGGCATGGTCGGGGGGATGGGCCTCAGCGCACTCGCGGCACGGGGGCTCATGAAGGCGGGGTTTTCGCGCGGGCTTGCCTGGGCGGTCGGGTCTTCGCTCGGTGAAGGAACCATCGGCGGCGCGCAAAACGCCCTCGATGTCCATGAGGCGATTTTGGCCATGCCCGAAGACAAGCTTGCGGCCTCGCCCGAGTACCAGGAGATTCTGCAACGTACGGGGGATCCAAAGCGGGCACGCGAGGAGCTGGCCAATTCCGTAGCCGCAATGACGGGGCTCAAGACAGGGGCTTCCACTGCGGTCTTGTCCGCGCCGTCCGGCTATATGTTCGGCAAGATCCTTGGCGGGGAGACGGGCAAAACGCTTCTGGGGACTGCGGCCAAGCAGGGGGCGGCTGAATTCGGCGAAGAGGCCGGGCAGAGCGGCGCGGAACAATATCTCTCTCAAGCGGAACTGCAACGCGCCGATCCGACCATTGACCCTATGAGCGGAGTTGGGGAAGCGGCTGTAAGCGGCGGTTTTGCCGGTATGGCGATGGGTGGCGGCATGGGCGGTTTCGGGCATGTGCTCGGGGGCCGTGCGCAACAGCAGCCCGGGGCTCCTGCGGTCTCCGATGCGCAACCAGTTCTCCCACCCGAACAGCAGGCGGCCTTGCCCGAAGGTGGGCATGGATCCCCTCTTGAGCTTGGTCCCGGTCAGAACATCGTCATGGGAACGGACAGGGCATACGAAGACCCCATCGCCACACCGCCTCCCACCTCCCCGCTGCAGAAGGGGATGGAGGCCATCCTTGGCGGTCCTCTCGGCCTTTCCACTGCTCCCGCCGCGCCCGACTTCGCCGTTACGCCGGGCGGGCGTGCCGTGTCCGCGAATGGCATCGTGCAGCCGGACGCCTTTGGCCCCATCGCGGCGGGGATGCGTTCCGACATGCCGCCGTTGCTGGCGGATCAGGTCTATGACGTCGAGTATTCCGTAGTCCCGGGTGCGCCCAAAGCTCTGAGCGAAGCTCCACGGGGGCTTCCCTTGGGGCAGGACAAATCGCCCGTCGCACCGGAGTCTCCTCAACCCGTTGACGCGCAGGCCAATGGCGGATCTGCCCCGTTGCAGCTTACGCGCATCAACGACAAGTCCTTCATGCTGCATGGCGACACCGCGCCCTTTGAGGCGGCGATCAAAGCGGCGGGCGGGCGGCTGGATCGCAATGTCGGGGGTTGGCGGTTCCCGCTTGCCAGAGAAGGGGAAATCAGGGAGTTGTTTGGTATCCCTCTCGGCGCAGAGACAGTGCCGGGAGACAACCTTGTCTCCGAAGTACCGGAGGCGTCACCGGAAGTCCTGCGGGAAACTCCTTTGCCCGTATCCGGCGATATGGCAATGTCCGGGCAAACCGGACTGGAGGTAACACATGGCGGTCTACAGCAAGGAACGCCCGGAGCTGGAACTGGAGAGCTTCTTTCGGAGTCTGTACCCGTCGACGCGGCGGGGAATCCGGGAGAACTGGCTGCGGCTGCAAGAGGATCCGGACGATACCATGGGGATTTGGGAAATAGACCTGATCTGGATACGGCTTTACCTGGAGTTGATGGCAGAGAGGCCGGACTTGGAGCCGCTGTTCAACGAACCGCGGGATCTGTCGAGGTTCCCGGAGAAGGGCGGGGCCAGAATGTGTCCTTCAACCAGATTCCTACGATTCCTGACTCGGGAAGATCTGCTTCTGGACGAGGAGATGAGCCAGCATTTCGAGGATTGCCAGAAGTGGGACGCGATGTATCCGGAGGAAGCAAAGGAACGAAAAATGCGTCGTTTGAGAAAAATGGGCGGAAAGGAATAGAGCGGAAGCTGCTTCGGGCCATAGAACGTCAGCAGGGCGGGGTTTCTCCTGAAGCCGAGGCATGGGCGCACGGATTGAACCCGCAGGAACGAAAGAAGGCTTACGAACAACTCGTACTGAACGAGTTCAAGAGACATACGGCGTCCGAACTCGGTGTGGATGAGGAGAGCCTCAGATTTATCCCAGTACGGAAGGACAGCGAAACCTCGCTCCGGCTGAAAGAGATCGGGGGTGTTTTCGGACAGGATGTCGTCATTTTCAAGGATAGTTCGTCCGTTCAGACAGGCATCCGCGGCGCGTCTGTTCCGACCATTGAGCATGTGGTGTTCATGGAGGGGAGCGCGGAGAGAGAAAAGCCTTATCTCTTCGTCCTCGGGCATGAACTCCTGCACAGAATGCGGAGCGAAGACCTCAAAGCATATAAACAATTCCAAGAATATCTGTTGGATGACCTTCAGGAAGACGCCATTCCCCGTTACCGTGAAAACCTCGATCGTCGAACGGGGGGCGACGGAACCGTGGCCCGGATGTCGGATGAAGCTATTCTGGAGGAGATCGGGGCCGACCTCGTGGGCAAGCGGCTCACCGAAGAATCGTTCTGGGCGAAGATGGCTGAAGAGCGCCCGAGCCTGTTCGCGCGGGTGTCCCAGTTTGTCCGCGACTTACTGGACAGGGTGACGGCCGCATTCCGTGCGGATCCCCTGCCCGCAGCATGGGTGAAGGATTTTGACGCGATCCGCCGCCATATCGATGCCATGATGGGGCAGTGGGCGGAGAAGATCGCACGGGCAAAAACCGGCGGTACGCCGCCTCACTCTGGAAACACACGGGAGGTTCTTGATGGAAGAGACGAAACTGTACGGAACGCCGGAAGAAACGGCGGAGAAGGAAGCGATCATGCAGGTGGACTTCTCCAAAGCAACCGGGGAAGACATGGCGCGCCTGTTGACCTCGTGGGCGACGGAGGACGAGGAGGAGATCGAGGACGCGCTGCACAACCTGCCCCGGAAGGACGGGAAGGTGAACGGCCCCGACAGCCTGTAGCCGTCAAGATTCCGAATAGGGCGGACGAACCCGCACATTACGAGCTTCTGGAAGCCGACGATGTGCGGGCTTCCCATCTGCCTTCCAGAGGTTTTCAGAAGAACCCCGCATATGGGCTGGAGAACGAGCGGCGCTACCATGACGAACCGGGCAGCCGGGCCAAGGTCATGGAGAACGCGGCCAGGCTCGATCCGGCTTTCCTCATGGAGTCCGTGGACGCAAACCACGGGGCTCCCGTCATCGACCATGACAACAACGTCCTCGGCGGCAACGGGCGGGCCATGTCCATCGCCCGGGCCTACGAATCCTTCCCCGAACGCGGCAGACAATACCGCGAAGCCCTGAAAGCCAACGCCGCGAGGCTGGGCATTGACCCCGCGCAGGTGGACGCCATGCGCTCGCCGGTGCTGGTGCGGCGTCTTGAGCGCGGCATGTCGCCGGAGGAACGCCAGAAACTGGTTTCCGCCATGAATGACGATTTCAAGGATGCCAAGGAAAAACGGGCGTCCGGGAAGTCGCGCGGTGACAGGTTCGGCAGGCGGACGCTGGACATGCTGGCAAGCGGCCTGAAAGATGCCGAGAGCCTGCGTCAGTACTTCGATACCCCCGCGTCGGCGTCCGTCGTTGAGCGCATGCTGGAGGACGGTGTCATCCAGCGTTCCGAGCGCAACGCGCTGGTCGGCGCGGACGGCCTGCTCAATCCTGACGGCAAGAAGGTTGTCGAGGAAGCCCTTCGTGGGCGTATCGCGAGAAGTTACGAGACGCTGGCGAAACTCCCCGCCGATGTCGTCGGCAAGCTCGATGCCGTCATCCCGCACATTCTGGTGGCCGAAGGCATCGGCAAACCGTGGGACATCACAGAGCACGTCAGGGATTCCGTGGATTTGCTGGTCGGCTTCAAGGGGAGCGGCGTCAAGGAACCTGACATCTATCTGAAGCAGGTGAACATGCTGACCGGGAAGGCCCCTGTGCAGGACTTCTCGAAGCAGGCGATTGCCTTGTTCCGCATGGCGCTGGACGCGAAGAAGGGCGAATACGTCAAGGCGTTCGAGAGCTACCTCAAGAACGCCAAATTATCCCCGGAAGCGGGCAATATTCCCGGCATTGCGCTGCCGCAGGACAGGGCGTTTCGTCAGTCTTTCGGCATGGAAGAAGAGGCCGTCCCGAGCAAGCCGGAAAAGCGGGCGTCGGGTACGCCGCAGGCGAAGGAGAAGACGGAAGGCAGGCCGCCGGAAAAGGCCGGTGAGGATGCGTTCGGAACGGCTTTCCCCGCATTCAGCGGGAAGCCGAAAGAGGCCATCGAGCACTTGCTGAAAGTGAAGGAAGGCCATGTTCCCGCCGCGTTCCATAAGGAAGGGCTGGGGGATATTGATTTGCCGTGGGGGAAAGAGGGGAAGAAAGGATTTGGTTTGGCCCACATCATTGAGCGCAGAAATGAGCAGGGTGTAAATGGCGTAGATTTTGTGCGGCAACTGCCACACATGATACGAGATGGAAGCGTAGAACACAGAGAGAATTATCCCAACCGCGCCTATATTGTCAGCAAGGATAATGAGACCGTCATCAGGCTGGAATGGGATGGCAAGAGGCGTGCATGGCTTTTGACGGCCTATCCTCTTGAAGAGAACGGCTCCCGGAGTTCTGATCGGACGACGGACTTGGATCAGACTCGCGTTGCCGGGAAGACTCCCCCAGGAAACTCCGAGAGCGTTGAAAGGAATATATCCTCTGAAAAACAGGCCGTCAATTCTGAACATTCGGCTTCTTTAGTGACTCGTCATCATGAGTTCTACAAATCCCTTCTGACCGGAAAGGCCACTCTTGAGGCGTACCGCAACGGCTTCTCCGATTTGCTGAAGAATGAAGAAGCCGTCCGCGCCGAACTGTCCGGCATGACCGTCAAGGAACTGCTGGAACGTGGCGGTGCCGTGTTCGCGTGGCAGCACAAGGGGGACAAAAAGGCCGATATCGTTGATGCGCTGTACCGTGACATGCTGTCCGACTTCACGCTTGGGCAGTCCTATTCCGTCAGCGGGATGATGGGCATGAGCGCCGAGGCATACCGAAAGGCCACAGAAGCCAGTATTCGCAGGATTGTTGATGCCCAGACGGAGCAGACGCTTGCAGACTTTGCCAAGAGCGCGGCGGCGCAGCGCGAAGAGTATGCCGGCCGCCACAAGGCCGCGAAGGAAGCCGTCGAGAATCCGAAGACGCTGGATGATTTCCGGGCGTTCATGCGCTTCCACATGGATGGCGGCAAGACGGCAACCGAGGCGCGCGACCTGCTTTCGTTTGAGCAGCGGGAGCGGTTTGACCGTCTGGCGGCGGAAGCGAGCAGGAGCAGCCGGAAGACGAAGGCGGAACCTGTCCTTTCCTCTGCTTCCCAGACCACGGGCGGGGAAATCATTGCCGCCAAGCATACGCAGAAGGGGCACGATCTGTTCGTGGTACGCCTTGGAGAACGGGTAAGCCGCGAGGACTACCTTGCGCTGTTGTCCAGTGCCAAGCGGCTTGGCGGGTATTATTCCAAGTTCCGTGGCAACGGGGCCGTGCCGGGCTTCCAGTTCACGGAACGAGAACAGGCCGAAGCCTTCTTGAAGCTGGCGCAGGGGGACAAAGCCGAGGCGCAGGAAGCGATACAGGCTCGGCGTGACGCTTTTGAGGACGACCGTTCCCAGACCGCCGTGCAGCGTCTCAATGAAATGGCCGACAGGCTGGATGAGGACGCCGATGCCGGTCTGAACGCGGCGCGCAAGGTGAACACGGCCAAACGCGCCCGGCAGGCGGCGTCCGCCGATGCTATGGCCTATGCCGACAAGGCGTTGGCGAAGACCATGCGGAACATTGCCGGGGCCATTGAGGACGGAACAGCGACATTTCTTGATCGTGTGCGGGAGAAAAAGCAGGTCGAGCTGCTTCGTGATGATCTGAGAAGGGCAAAGTGGGAAGAGGACAAGACGAAGTATCCCGACTGGGAGCAGCGCGAGAAGCACAGCGAAGAACCGGCGACAACCAGTACCGTGGAGTTTGCCGCGTTCCCGCACTACAGGCTCTACCGTTCCAGTTGGGCTGAACTCGGCAGAAAGCTCAGCGAGAAGGATGGCACCAAGAGCCTCGGGAAGAAGATTCTTTCCGTTGCCGACGATGTGACCGAAACCTATCTGGAGTTTGCCCGTTCGCATCTGGAGGAGGTTTCCACCTATGCGACACAGGCCGGCAAGCCCGCCGTATTCAAATCCCGTGAAGATGCGGAAAAGGCCATTGCCCGCAGCGGCTATCGTGGCAAGGCCGTGGTATTGCCGGTGAAGCGCGGGGAGAACAGAATAATCCTGTCTCCTTCTGCGGCGCAGGAGCGCGGTATATGGAAAGGCGATGATGACCGGATGCTCTCCTTGCGTCCCGACCTGGTCGATGAACTGTTCGACAAGCAGGGAAGCACTTCCCGTGACATTCCCTGGCAGCTTTCTGATATTCGGCAGAAGAGGAAAGCCCTTGCACGGATGGGGATTGAGACGCCCGCCGAATACCGGATGGCTCTGCGGGAGTTCGTGGGGCTTCAGGCGGCAGCCAAGCAGGACAAGGTGCGAGAGCTTGAGCGCAGCGTCATGCGCGACGCGGCGAACAACCGGGGATGGCTGGACTTTTTCCCGACACCCGTAGCCGTGACGGAGGAAATGCTCGCGGCTGCGGACATCAGGCCGGGCATGGCCGTTCTGGAACCTTCCGCCGGGATGGGGCATATCGCCGACCGTATCCGGGAGCAGGGCGTCGAACCCGTGGTGGCCGAGCTGGAGCCGCAAAAGCGCGAGCTGCTGGAGGCCAAGGGCTACGAGGTTGTCGGCAAGGACTTCATGGAGCTTGAGCCGAAGGATGGGGGCTATGACCGCATCGTGATGAACCCGCCGTTCTCGAAACGGCAGGATACCGAACATGTGCGGCGGGCCTACGACCTGCTGAATCCCGGCGGGCGGCTGGTCGCCATCGTCAGCGAAGGTTCCTTCTTCGGAAAGGACAAGAAGGCATCCGAGTTCAGGGACTGGCTGGAAGAGGCAGGGGGAACTTCGGAGAAGCTGGCCGAAGGTTCATTCAATGATCCCGCCCTGCCTGTGACCACGGGCGTCAACACGCGCATGGTCATCATAGAGAAGAAGGGGATGGAGCCACTGGCCTCTCTTCGTGAGGATTCCACGCCTGTTACTGTAGTAGAAGTTGAACCCGGCATTGTTCCAGAGTTCAAGAAGATTGGTGAGTTGGTGAAGTGGCTCAAAGGCTATTTCAGCGACAAGAGGACAGAACGGATTGAGTCCACACAAAAGGTGGTTCTTTTCAGCAACACCGGGCTGTCCGCCTCCACAAAGCGAGTGAGGGAACCGGGCAACAGAGAAGCGTATGGGAGACTGAACGATCTGGTACGGAAGGCTGCCTTTGAACGCTTCGAACCGAATGATGTCCGTCATCCTCATCTAGGGGGGCAAGAGATATATTATTCGGCCATGCGTCTTGGCGACAGGCTGTATGCAGTCCGCTTGAGCCTGGACGTTCCGAGTGAGGCGGAAGTGGACACCCGCCGGAAGATTCAGCCCGAGTCCGAAATAGAAGACCTGCGCTTCAAGGGGCATGAGCTTAAAGAAATAGAAATAGCCCCTATCACTGAAAACTATGGATTCGAGGGCCATACAGCGATAGAGGCTATTCGTGAAATCAGTTTAGGCGTGCTTCGTGATGCCGTCAAGCCCTCGCGCCTTGAGAACGGCGTGCTTTCATCCATCACTCCCGGCGAGTTCCTGCCCGAGGCGAAAGCCTCTCGCCTCCGCGTGCGCAAGGCGGCGGTGCAGTCCGTCGCGGACGCGCTGGGGAAACGGGCGGCCAACGCCGCCGACACGCGGGTGGTGCAGTCGTTCGAGGAACTTCCCGAACACATCCGGGAGCTTTACGGTGAGGTGTCGTCGCGTCTGGAGGGCGTGTATGATCCCGCTTCCGGCACGGTGTATCTCGTGGCGGACAACCTCGTCAGCTCGGCGCGCGCGGCGGAAGTGTGGATGCACGAGAACATGGTGCACCACGGCATCAATGGCCTGCTCGGTGAGAGGGAGAAGGTGCGCCTTCTCAATCAGATGTGGAAGTCGATGGGAGGCATGGGCAATCCGCAGATTGCCGCCATTTCCAAGAAATATGGCCTTGATCCGCGCTCCGATACAGAAGGTCGTGCTCTGATCATGGAAGAGGTTCTTGCCAGCCTCGCGGAAAAGCGGGCGGCGGACAAGCTCTCCGGGCAGGACCAGACGTACTGGCGGCGCTTCGTTGATGCCGTGCTGCGGGCATGGCACGCGCTGGCGGATGCCGTGACCGGGCGTACCGGCTCAATGAAATACGAGAACGTGGACAGGTTGTTGGCCGCGCTGGATGCCTTTGTCTTTGAGGGCAGACCGGAAGGCGTGGAGCAGGGCGGCCTGGCTCCGGCGATGGCGTCGAAGCGGAGCGACCCGAACAACGCCCGTTTCTCGCCGGACACGGGGAAGAAGACGGACTTCGTTACCTTGCCGGATGGAAGCGTGGACTTTGCCCAGTTCCCGGCGACGCGCCTGAAGGACATGCGTCTGCTGCGGGCTGCGCCGATTCGGCTGGAGCGCGGCGTACATTCGATGGAAGGGGGACAGGGACTTCGCCACATTGAAGCCAACCACGGAGATGAAATCCGGGCCGCAGGGTATGGTAGCGTTCAGGAGTTTGTTTGGGATTTGGTGAACGGGTACAATGAAATATGGGAAGGGGAAGGCAAGTCGCTTCTGTTGCTCAAAAACAATGGAACGGATTCTCGTCCTGCGGGCTTCATCGAACTCGAGAGAAACGGCAGCTTCTACAAAGTAAAAAACGCGTACCCTGTGGATAGAAACTATCCTACGACGGCTACGCGTAAACAGCTTTGGAAGAGTGCACCCCCCTCTTCGATTGCCACTGGTGAGCAATCCCCCTCTATTCCCGTTTCCGGGCACCGGAATCCCTTTCAAGACCAGACGGGAAACCTACAAGGCCAACGGGGGCAAAGCGGTAAGAAAAATATACAGCAGGGACGGGAGGAAGGCAAGCCGCTGGCATCCCTTAAAACGATTCTGGACATGACTCCCGGCGATCCGAAAAAGGCCGAAGCGGGACTTGACGAGTTCGAGCGCAACCCTGACCTGAAGAAACTCGTTCCTTCGGGCGACTTGAGTCTGGCCCGGAGAATATTCGGGCTTCCACACTGGATTGCCAAGAATTACCCTGAGTTTTCCGCCATCTATGAGCGGCAGTTGAAACGAAGGGAAGAGCGGGCCGCACAGCTCCAGAAGACGCTTGAGCAGGTGCCCTCGTTGTTCGGCGACAAGACGATTCGGGCGGAGGACATGGACGATCTGAAACGTCTGATCTGGGACAACAACGGAAAGCAGATCAGGGAGCTGAAGGGAGTCGAGAAGTTCCGGGCCGTTCTGGATGAGGAAGGAAATCCTGAGTTGTTGGGCAATACCGAACGCGAAGAACTGGAGATGAACCCGGAATACCTCGACGGCTACCGGAAGTGGCTGGACGGGCAGCGGGCTTCCGAGTCCGCGAAGAAGGCCATGCTGGAAATCCGGCACGCTCTGGATGAATCCTTCCTGCGTTCCTACAATACGCTCGGCGCACAGCAGATAGACGATTCCCTGTTGCAGGAAATGCGGACGCGGGTGGGGCACATCCACAACTATTTCCCGATGCACAGGTACGGGGATTACTATCTGCATGGTTACACGCAGGACAGCGCCGGAAAGAACCAGACCGTTTACCGAGAGCATTTCGACGCCGCAACCGAAGGACGGGCCTTGAAACAGGCCAACCGCAGGATGCGCGAGCTTGAGAAGCTCTATCCCGGAACCAAATGGGCATGGGGGAAGGTTGAGAAATTCCCCGAGGAATGGTTCGGGACGCCGGTAAAATCGGAAGCCCTGCAACAGATCATCGACGCATCCATCAAGCGGATCGACGATAAGGAGTTGGCCGGGAAAATCGAGGGCGTGTTGAGTGCAGCCGTTGCCGACACCATCAAGATGCGCGGGTGGGGTTCGCATCTCATCGGGCGCAAGGCCATTCCGGGCTTTGAGCGCGAAGACATTTCCCGTGTCCTGCACGATTATCTGTCTGGGCAGACGGGCTGGCTGACCAAGATGGAGGCCACCAAGGACTTCACCACGCTTCTCGGCGAGATCAAATCCACGAAGAAGTCGGGACTCTGGAGCTATTCCGTCAATTACGTTGAGGATATGCTTCGGAACAGCGACAAGGTTGACCGGATTGTCGGCAACATGAAGGCAGCAGCGTTCTTGTACTTCCTTGGCGGGAACCTCAAGACGGCGGCGGTCAACCTCACGCAGAATATCGTTGTGGGTGTGCCCATGCTGCATATGGACGTCAAGGGGCCGGTCGTCGGCTACTGGAAGGCGGCACTGAATACTCTGGGCAAACAGGTGTTCACCCGGACGAAGTTTTCCGCCGGGCATGGTCTGTCCGAAGACGAGGCCAGCATGTTGAACGAACTGTACATGGAGGACGTGACCACGGAGGGGTATCTCCGGGATATTCGCGGCCGCATCGGAAGCCGAAGCTCACGGATGTTCGGCAAGGCCATGCGGGCGACGGGGTATTTCATGGAAGTGGCGGAACGCTTCAACCGCGCATCTCTGGCGCTGGCGGCGTATCGGGCGGCCAGAGACGGCAGGCTCACCGACGCCGCGCAAAAGCACATCGGCATTTCCGGCCCGGCGACTCACGCTCAAGCCAAGAGCTATGCAGCGGCGCTGGTCAAGGACGCCCACTATGTCTACGGCAAGGACAACCTGCCGGAGCCTCTGCGGCATTCGCAGGCCGGGCGGGTCCTGTCCCCGGTGTACACGTTCCGGGCGTTCTCGCACAACTACATCAGCGGCCTGCTGTACGCCATCAGGTCGCGCGGCGCGGCGGGCTGGGCAATGGCGGCGCGGAGCCTCGGCGGGCTGATGGCTCTCGGCGGGCTGACATCATTCCCGTTCTACGCCTCGGTCATGGCCCTGTGTCAGGCCGTATCGGGCGACGATGACGACTGGACGCAACAAATTCGGAAGGCTCTTCCCGAATCGGATTGGCTGCGGGATATCGTCTGTTACGGGCTTCCCTCGCTGGGGGGCGCGTATATCGGCGGTTCGCTGCGCATTGAGACGCCCATTGAACGGGGCATCAAGCCCGGCGCCACACCGAAGGACATCCTCACGGATTCACTCGGGAGCGTCATCGGCATTCCCTATAGCGTCGTGGAAATCGTTTCGCGCATGATGGAGGCCGGACGTGGCGGCGATCCGTGGCGCGTGCTGGAAGAAGCCGCTCCTGTGGCCTTGAAAAACGCCATGTCCGCGTACAGGCTTTCCACGGAAGGTCAGACGACCATGAGAGGACGTCCTATCGTGGAAGACGGTCAGCCTCGCAGACTCACCACCGGCGAGGCCGTGGGGAAGGTTCTTGGATTCCAGCCCGTGTCGTCCACCAAGAATTACGACAGGTACAGGGCCGGACAGCACGCTGAACTTGTCCGGCGGGAGAAGGCTGACGAAATCGCGACGAAGATGTTCCGGGCACGGCAGGAAAATGACAGTGCCGCAAGGAAAGAAGCGCGTGAAGCCTTCGTGGAATGGAACGATAAGATGAGGAAAGAAGGGAAGCCGGACATGCTGATCCGCCCGCAGGATATTGAACGAAGGGTCAGGGAGCGGATGCGCCCCAAGCGGCCTTCGGCGCGGGAACGGGCGAGAGAGGAGCGGATGGAGTAAACAAAAAACTCCCCCTCCCGGCGCGAACCGAGAGGGGGATTTCCGCATTCACACAGCATACCGATGCTCACTTTTTTTGAGGCGTTGGGAAGACGCTTTTTGCCGTCTGCACCAAGCTGTTTGGTGCAGGATGTTCGTTAGTTGTTGAAATAATTAGATAGTATTTTTTCCAAATGGGAAACCGGACAGTCCGCCCCGGATCTGGACAGGCTGGTGGAGGTTGCCGATGTGCTCGGTGTGAGCCTCGATTTCCTGCTCAGGGAACCGCAACAGGTTTGCTCCTCTTCCTCCTCACCTTCTTTGGCTGTTGCGGATTCCCCTTCGTTTGCCGAGGATAGCTCGCCGGGCGCGTCCGGTGTTCCCAGAGGGATCGATTCTTCTCTGAATGGGATAGCCCCTGCCGTTGCTGTGGAGCGCGTCGCTTCCCGTGGACAGGTTCCCGTTGCTCCATTCGGAAGAGAAGCCGATGGCCTTTTGGGGATCACGGCACTTCCCTCAGTCCAGCTATCCGGGATTTCGGAATGTTCCTCCGGCTTGCCGGAAACGCTCCCTCTTGAATCCGCCTCTCCTTATGAGCAGATGTCCCCTGCCTGCCCTGCCCGTTCCGATGATTTCGGATTTCATGGTTCCGATCTTCGGCCTCTCCTGCGCCGTGCCGCCGCGATATGCGGGATCGTGCTGTTCATGATCGGCGGGCTCGGGCTGTTGGCACTCTGGGCTCTTTCTGAGATGTACCCCGTACAGTTGACGGACTGGGACGGTTCGCGCCATACGGGCCTGTGGGGATTTCTGCTTGCCCATGAAATCCGCTCCTTGTTTTGGTTGGCTTCGGGCCTGCTGGCTTCCGGCGGCGTTCTTGCCGTTGGGGCGTGGCGGGCGCGGTAG